CCCTCGGCACTGCGTGCCTCGTGTTCGGTCGTTCGTCTCTGCTATCCGTGTCTGTCCTCTCTGGCAGGTCTATCTGTGTGCTGGTGCACTCGGGTCGGCTTGCCTGTTTCGCTATCACTGCCTGCTCTCATGTATTCTCTCCTGTGCTGGCCCACCTGTTCTGTATCACTGCGACCGGTATCACTGCCTGTCGTACTGGCTTGCCTTCTTCACTCCTGTACTGCTGTCTGTGCCTGCGCTCTCTTGTGCTTCTCTCCTCTGTGTACGTACCTGACTGCTCCGTTCGCTGTGCTCACGGCTCCGCGTCGTCTCGCTCCTCGCTTTTCACTCGTCGCTCTTCTCCTTAGTAGTCCGACTTCTATGATTATGCTCTAGGGTGCTTGAGATAGAGCGGTTCTGTGGTTCAGTGGAGATTCTGTGTTCTGAGGGGTTGACACACGATTCAAGTGCTTTATACTGAGCGACATCAGGGACGGAGCAGCGATGCACCAGACCTGATGAGTTGATCGAGTCCGACGAACGGTATTGACAGACTCGGAAGGGTTCTCTAAGATGGGAACCACAGAGACGAACAAAGCATGGTACGAGTGGACGCGCCACGCACCTTCGGGTACAAAATGACCACTTGATGATGCTAATGCATCCGCACCGCTGGAAACCTGAGCACATGCTCAGTAGTCCAGACAGCGATAGAACGGCGTGGGTACCCTTACGTTATGGGCAGAGATAGGACACGGTGGTTTGTTATTCCACACTGGGCCTACGTATACACCTGATCCGGTGTACTGATGAGGCCTACGGAGGGCCGAAACGAATGCAACAGCGAAGCACAGCACAGCGTCTGAACGCTATCGAGAAGAAACAACGCCGCAGGGCGCGTGGTAAGGCTAAGCATGCTCAGGACATCCTGGGTGTGATTACAACAAGTGCTTCGCAGCCCATCGAGCCAGTGTACAACAGCGCCAGTTCAGAGCTTGAGAGAATGCTCGAACAGGGACGTGCAGATATGCGGCTGAGGGTGCGGTTGACTGAGCAAGGCAAAGCCGATCCTGGGGCTGCTAAGGCACGGCGTGAGCTGAACAACTGGACACTCGGCAAGCCGGCGAACTCCGTGGCTGACGCTTGGTATCCGAAGGGGCACAAGACCGCTGTAGGTAAGTGCGATCAAAAGCGCGTTGAGACGTACAACCGACTCAAGAGGGCCGGACGATGAGCCATCAGTACTGGGTAAGGCACAGCCTTATCGGCGGCTGTAAAGCAAGCACAGCAGGGTTTCGCAGGGTGTGCAGCAGCAAGAACCGCAAGGCGCGCCAGGAGTACTGCGAAGCTGAGTTTCCTAAGCTGAAACTGGATATGCCTGAGTACACACTGCCACGTCTGGAGGCACGGCATGACTGAGAATGATCTGAAGGGGGTTGTTTACTGGTTGCAGCATGACCCGCGTGTCACGCACCTAGTGCAGGACATGCTCACCCGGTTTCCTCGCAAGGATATCGGAACACTCGCTGAGTGGCTGTACAATGATCTCTATGACATGGGCATAGAGACCACGCCGGACGGCAAGCACTACAGCCGGCCTGCTCTGTACAACGCTCTGATGGAGATAGCATCGTGACTAACGATCAGATACGACTCCTCGTGGTACTCGCTGTGCTGGTGTGGATCGTGTGGTTACTACTGAAGCCTATGCCTCACGAAGCAGTGGTGGCACAACCCAAGGACTACGCAGTACCAGAGAGCCCTGATGACATGGGGCTAGAAGCCCCTACAAGGCCAGTACGTGACGCGAACAGGTTCTGGGGGTACGTAGGCATAGCCTGGTTGTGTTCGTGCTTCCTGAGTCTTCTCCTGCTGCCTCTGAACGTTATAGGCGTGATCGAGGTGCACTGGGCATGGCTCACTGCGCCGCTGTGGCTGCCCACAGTGCTGACGTTCTGGGGTTTCCTGCTGGCCTGCATCGGGGCAGCTATCATCCACAAATTCGAGAGCCGCAAGCCATGAGTGACAACAGCTTCATCGTCGGCATCCTGCTGCTTTGGATGCTTTGCATAGCAATCGGGTACTTAGGCTGGTACTGACATGAAACCAAGACTGCACCGATTCAGAGGCCGCTGGTACTGCGTTGGGAACGGCGTAGGGCACGGCAAGACTCCTGAGCTGGCGTACTACTCCTGGCGCGATGCGCATGTAGGGCAGTTCTTCAACGCCGACCGCTGTTACCCGCGCCCTGCCTGTGACTCGGGTTTCGAGTTCTACATGCGGCAGCAGGAACAGCAGCCCATCGGGTACTACGATCAACAAGATAACCACGTCATCTCCTACACAACCGCCTGAGGAAACTACCATGAAACGCAAAATCGCTGCCCTCGCTGTCCTGATCGCCCTGTGCACCGGTTGTTCGGTGAACGTGATTGTGGCACCGCACGCCGTGCTTGAAGCCGGCTCCCGTAACATCGAGAGCGTAAGCCATGATCCGAACAGCAAATAACGGCTTCGTCGCTGTCGGCACTGAACTGTGCTACCACTCGACCACCGCAGCAGAGCGCGCTGCCATCCTTGACCGCGAAGAGCGCGTCCGGGCCTGGCGCAAGACCCTGCCGCGCCGTAAGAAGCCCGAGCACACTAAGCCGAGCCCTGTATCCATCATCGACTTCCGCCGCTAGGAGCATCACATGAGCATTCTGACCAGCATCGCTAAGCAACTCCTGATCCTCGACGACAAGCTGCACTGCCGCTTTGCCGAAGCCCGCGCCACCTTGGCTGACCAGTACGAGCAGAAAGCCACCAAGGCGTACACCGCAGGTATTGCCCAGGTGAAGCAGAACGTGAAGGCTGCCCAAGCTGAAGGCGCTGCCCTGGTTGCTGAAGCAGAGGCCGCTGTACGCCGTGCGAAGGCACAGCAGGTGCAGCTGGTCGCCGATGCAGAGGCCCAGAGCGTGGCTGTAGAGGCGCATCACGACGCCCTGTGCAGCAAGTCGGGAACCTGCCACGCGAAGGGTGTTCAGCACGTCCTGCGCAGCCAGAAGGCCCGCGAAGCAGCCCAAATCCTGTAAGCCACCAGACCAATAGAGAGACGCAGCCATGCAGCCTTTCGAGATCGCACCTCCCCAAGACGGCACCAAGCAGGTAGCCACCGAGACCCGCGCTAAGCTCGCTGAGCTGGCTCTGAAGTTCCGCCCCGAGCTTATGCACCGCGATACCGTGGGCAAGGACGTGCTGAAGCAGTGGAAATCTGCAGGCGGGGAGTGCTTGTGGTCGAATGCAAGCGGCCCGGTAAACGAGCTGCACGCCGCGCTACGCCGCATTGACGACGCTTGCGAAGGCGGCGACCACGAGAAGTCGTACTGGCTGGAGGGTGCCGTGCAGGCCCTGCGTAAGCACCTGCATGCTCAGGGCCGGCTGCACGAGATGTCGGAAGACAAGGCCGGCGTAGGCATGCTCCTGCTGGCCGTGGTTGCACCCTCTTGGACCTCGGGCGTGCAGGACATGGAGTTACGCGAACGCTTCGGCTCTTGCGACACCCTACTGGATCACGACGGCTTCGAGGCTGTGGAGGTGCGTGGCCTGGTTCGCGTGGATAGCTGGCGTCCCTTCTGCCCGCTTAAAAAGCTGTTCAAGCAAGCGGGTGTCCCGCACCAAGACACGGCGTCCTGTGGCGTGTTCATCGCGTACTTCGACGATGCTGGCGAACCCTTTGTGGCTGGCCTGCTCACACCGCACGACGTGCTCACCCTGCGCTTCCGCCGTGTCCGCCTGGGCTCTTACCTGACAGAGCTGGGTAAAGAAAACGAGTGGGTGCGCAACATCGTGAACCGGGTGAAGGCTGAGCAGGCCACTGCTCAGTTCGTTGTGTACCCGAACGACTACCTGTGGGGCCGCGTGTACGCCGATGGGCGTGCTTGCGTCGAGTCGTGTATGTCATACGAGGCTGGGCACTGGGATGACATGGAGTACTTCCCGACCCAGCACCCCATTGATGCGTACTCCAGTGCGTACTGGGGCAGCGGTGATAACGGCCTAGCCCTGGTGGTGCAGGTAGATGTCGAGGGCGACATGATGGGCCGGGGCATCCTGAATACGCGGGATGGCAACATCGTTCGCTGGTACGGCGCTGTGTCCGGTGGACGGGCGTTGCGTAGGTTGGCTGACATGGATGTTGAAGACGACAGCGCCCTGGAAGGCTCATGGCTGGCGCTACTGACTGATGAAGGCACTGAGGTGCCCGTCGATATGGCTGGGCGATTCGTGCACCCGTACGTCGATGGTACGCGTAGTCATGGCACTGTGGATAACGAGACCCGGCGCGTTCTGCTGTTGAAAGATGGCGAGCAGGAACTGCAGGACACCTGCGGCTGGTCGTACACTGGTGAAGAGAGCGTGTACTGCTCGTACAACAGCAGAACATACCGCGCAGGCGCTGTGACTCGGCAGCCCATCACGGGCGTCACCGTCCGCACTGCTAACCTTGAGAAGGCCCGTGCGGAGTGGACGTGCCCCGTAACTGGGGAGTGGGTAGACGCCGACTGCCGCGAGCGTGTGAAGGTAGACGGGGCGTACATTACCGTTGCCGACCCGTACTGGATTAACATAGCAATCGAAAGCGGCCTTCTTACCGGATACCGCACGGATGTAGTGGGCAACCGCTACACCTTCACAACTATCAAGCAAGATGAGGCAGCAGCATGAAGATTCCCGAGGTACTGCAGGAACTGCTGCAGCTCAAGCGCCCGCACGGTGGCGAGGGGGAGCAGCGCGCCCGTGAGATGGTTATGCGGGCAGTTGTACTGGGCGGCCGACTTTATACAGTTGACAGTGCATGGAACATCCGGGTTCAGGTAGGAGCAGATAATGGCCTGGTGTTCGCCGCGCACCTCGACACTGTGCACCGCACAGATGGTCGGCTGTACCTCGCTCAGGTAGAAGCCACGCACGAAGTGATGGCATTCTCCGACCCGGAATGCACCAAGGCGGATGTGTTGGGCGCCGATGATGCAGCTGGCGTGTACATCCTGTTGCGCATGATCGCTGCCGGAGTACAGGGCACGTACCTGTTCTTCGTCGGCGAGGAAGTCGGCGGCGTGGGCAGCTCCTCGTTCGTGCAGGCGAACCCGAACTTCAGCGCGAACGCTGTCATCAGCTTCGACCGCAGGGGCACCGGGGACGTAATCACGCACCAAGGCATGCACCGAACGTGCAGTGATGAGTTCGCAGAGGCGCTGTGCAACGCACTGCCCGCGTACTTGAACTACCGCCCCAGCGATCAAGGCGTATACACGGATTCGAAGGAGTTCGCTCACATCGTGCCGGAGTGCACGAACATCAGCGTGGGGTACTACAACGAGCACACCAGCTCGGAGTACTTGGACCTTGTGCACCTTGAGGCGCTGGCCGATGCGTGCTGCCGCTTGGGCTGGGGCAGTCTGCCGATTCAGCGGGTGCCTGAGCCCGAGGCACCGTGGTACCTACCGGATGACATGGAGTCGGGCATAGGCTGGCTGAATGCCCGCACACAGCTACTGCAGGAAGCGCGCAGCATCCGTAAGGCGTACAATGATGGGGGCCTCAGTGCGTACCGCCTGGGGAAGTTCCTGAAGGACATAGAGGCGTACCTAGAATGAACAGCGAACAGTCTAAACTAGCGATTGGCAATGTAGGCTTTCCAAGCGTGCGGCGCGCTCTGCTCCAGCATGACGCGGCTCAGCGCGAAGCCCTGGCGCGGTTGGAGGCGGAGCGGGATGCCATGGAAAGCATGGTGGTCATGCTCGAAGAGAAGGAATGGGCCGAGCATGCCGGCAAGGGTCCGGTATCCGAGCGCCTGGAAAACTGCATCACCACCCTGCACAACGAGCTGAGCGAAGCCAACGAGCGTGCCGACACCGCGCAGGCGCAGCTGGCGGAGGCCGTGGGGCTCCTGCGTGCAATAGACAGAGACATATGGCCCGAATGGGAAAGCCGCTTCGGTAATTCTGCGGCGCTGATCAACGTGCAGGCGTTCCTGGCTGACTACGCCCAGGACGAGCAGCAGGAAGCCCTATCCGATGCCGAGCTGATTGACGTTGCCATGTTCGTAGGATATGGCAACAAGGCGGCACGGCGCGCTAATGCCTTGGGGGCTGCTGAGCTGCCGGAGCACCTTGTCCCCCATCAGCAGGAAGCCCGAGGCGCGCTTCCGGTATTCCGCCATGACTAGCCCCATGATCCTGCTGACCTGCCCCCGCTGCCGACAGCCTGACGAGTCCTGTAACTGCTGGCCTGTACTGAGGATTCAATCATGCCTTCCTTGGCCCGTGATGAATGGCTGAAGCAAGCCCAGAGCATAGCCGTAGGCCGTAAGCTCAGGGTGCGGCACACATGCGGGCGTACGCCCAGCATGGACGTGTACAACAACGAGGATTCGTGGTCGGCATGGTGCTTCCGGTGCCATGCGGGCGGTAGAGTCCAGAAAGAACACCAGACACTGCGGAAGCCGGTGCAAGACACCGACCGCATCGGGCCTATACCCGCAGACACTATTCACCTTAACGACACATACGGCTTTGAGTACGCACAAATCTGGCGGCTGCTCACACAGAAGGGATGCCCACCCGGCGTTATCCCAGGAGAGTCAATATGGTATTCGAGATCGGCGCGGCGCATCATGCTGCTATACGGGAGGCGTGCGCTGGGCCGGGCAATCGACCCGAACCGGCAGCCGAAGTGGCTCATGTACGGAGACTGGCACGGCGCCCCGAAGCTCTGGGTGACGCGAGCACCTGCCGGGGGAATGGCACCTGCTCCCGGTGTAAGGAGTACCTGGGCACTGACAGAGGATGCGCTGTCGGCGTACAAGGTGGCGAAGGCTATCAGTACCTTTGCGCCTTCAAGCTCCGTGTGCGTGGCAGCGACGCTGGGGACAGCGCTTACTGACCGTACGCTGCCCCTGTTCATGAACTCTGACATCCTGTGTTTGTACGACGGGGATGACGCCGGCCTGGAGGGCTTCCGTGGAATGCGGCAACGCCTCGCAGTGTTCGGCAGCACCGTACAAGACCTACGCCCGGCGACGGGCGATCCTAAAGACCGACCACTGGAGGAACTGTGGACCGCAATCTACTCTGCGCTCTGAAAGACCGGGCGCGGTTCCGTCAGCTACGCGGAGCCGTGCCCGACAGCATGCTGGGCCAAGAGACCGTGGCGATGCTGGCCTGGTACGGTAAGTACTTCGAGTCGTTCCCCGATAAGGAGCGGATCGAGACGGACGTGCTGCACAGCCTGTTCACCCTGCGCGCCAACGGTACGCCGGAGCAGCTAGCTGTGATGCGGGCGCTCATCAGCAGCCTCGACACCCCGGTGCCGCAGGAGGTACTGGACGGCATAACGCACCAGCTGCTGGAGCGGGACTTCGCCGGGCGTGCTGCTGCGTTGCTGAACGCGTATGAGGCCGGCGAGGAGCTGGACTTAACGTACGAGCTGAACCGCATGGCTAGCGAGAGCATGCGAAAGCTGAGCCAGCACAACCCGGCTTCATACGTCGACGCCGACATCGCCGACATCCTGGCCGACTTCGAGGACGACCGTGGTCTGAAGCTTCCGACGATGGCGCTCCGCAACGGCGTAGGCGGACTGCAGGGTGGCGACATCCTGCTGGTGGCTGCCCGCGTCGATAAGGGGAAGTCATCGCTGGTGGCGGCGATCCTGGCGCACTTCGCGCCACAGCTCAGCGACTTGGGCTGGTCCGGGCGCCCGATGCTGTGGTGCTCGAACGAGGGAGCGGGGCGCAGGATCGTGCCGCGCATCTACCAGGCAGCCCTGAACGTGGACTTCACCGAGCTGTGCGCCCTGAGCAATTCCGGGGAGCTGGCAGCGAAGTACGCGAAGGCTGTAGCCGGCGAGACGATCCGGGTGAAAGATGTGCATGGCTTCACTATGGGGCAAATTGAACAAGCAGTGGAGGAAATGCAGCCAAGCGTGGTGGTCATTGATATGCCTGCTAACATCCGTGCCCAGGCGGCAGCCGGTGGGAATAAGACCGACGCCCTTGAGTCGGTCTGGCAAGAATTTCGGGAGATGGCCGTTCGGCATGACTTTGTTGGTATAGGCACAGCGCAGATAAGCATTGAGGGGGACAACCAGTTGTATCCTGGGTACGGGGCCATCAAGGATTCTAAAACGTCGGTACAGGGTGCAGTAGATGTGATGCTGATGATGGGGTCACTGAATAGCCCAGATATGGCCCCGCTGAGGGGCTTCTCTACGCCAAAGAACAAAAGGCAAATGAGAGGCTCGCCCTCCCACATTCAAAGCGAGGTGTATTTTGACAGTTCCCGGTGCCAGTTTACAGACGGCGCTCGCTGAGTACATTCAGTACGACCCTACCAGCCCCACCGGGCTGCGTTGGGCTAAAAGGCCAGCGCGGCGGAGTAGGGTCGGTGACCCTGCTTTAACCACCATAAACGGAAACGGCTACTACAGTGGCTGCTTTCAAAAGCGCGGGCTTCTTGCACACCGAGTTGTATACTTCTTGGTACACGGGTACTGGCCGGAGCAGGTGGACCACATAGACGGCGACAGGCTTAATAACAGTAGTGAGAACCTGCGTGCAGTTACCCATAAAGAGAATCAACATAATCGCATTGCCAAGGGGTATACAGAGCGGGGTGGTGTATACATAAGCCAGATAAAAGTGGGTGGTAAGCACCATCACTTAGGTACATTTACTAACGCGGCAGCCGCGCGGCAGGCGTATTTAAACGCCAAGGCAGAGCTGCACCCCACAGCGCCTACGCGCTGTTATTGATAGGAGAACAAAGACATGGCACGTACTCGTAAAGCAGCACCCCAGACCACCGAAGTAACCGAGCAGCAGACCGACACCGCTGTATCTGCAACCGAATCAAACAGCACCCCCGCCATGCCCATTGAGCCGACTAACGAAAACGCCCGCCAGGAAGAGCTGGCCGAGGTTGAGCAGCGTGCAGGCGTAATAGAGCCAACGGGTACCGAAACCCTACAAGACCACTTCGACGCAATCTCTGCCGCTGTTAAGGCCGCAGGCGGTGATGTCGAGACGGGCAGTAGCTACCAACTGCCGGAACCCGGCCTGACCGCTGAGCAGCTGTACATCGGCAAGCTCGCCGCACAGCTCATCGCCCCGAACCACCACAACATGGCCCCCGAGCACATCGAAGCGCGTTGCACTGAGGCGCTGGAGAAAGCCGAAGTGCTGCTGGCTACCCTGAAGGCGAGGTACAATAAGTGAGCATTCAACGGTATGCCACTGAGCAGTACTCCTATGTATTCCCGTGCGAAGACGGGGAGTACGTGGCGTACGAAGACCACGCCGAGCTGATGGCAGACCTGCAGCGCCGGCTGGATGAGACGGAGATGGCATTGGCCGACGCGGAGGCGGAAGCCGCCGCCATTGATGCGCGACTGGCTCAGGCAGAGAAAGACATCGCAGCGCTGGACCGGGCGCTTAATGTGGACACATACCCAGGGACTTAGCATGGGCAAGCCAGAGATTACTGCAGAGGATTGGCGCCAGTGCGCGATGTACTGGCACAACGTGTGTTGCGAGCGGCAGGATGAGCGGGCCAAGGCCATGCTTTGGGAGTTGGTCGAAGCATATAACGAAGGTACGCCAGAAGATGTAGGGCGCGCCATGGGCCGTGCTTACGGCTTCTTAGTATCGGGCCACTGGCCTAAGTCGGAGTAAATATGTACCAGATATTGCACCTTGACTTGGAGACGCAGAATCACCCGTGGTACGGGGCGGTGGCGTCCCCGCACTGCCCTGACAACTACATCGTAGCGCCGGGCTGGCGCTTAGACACCGTGCAGGACGATGGCAGCATCACGTATGGCGTGACGCAGCATGCGTATTTCCATAGCAAGGAAGAGGCCGCCGCCAGCGACTGGTTCGTGCAGGCGCTGGGTCCGGCTGTAACCATCATCACCGCGCACAACTGCATGTTCGAGGTGAAATGGTTCCTGTCCTGCTACCGCGAGCACTTCGAGAACTTCCTCCGGCGCGGCGGGCGGGTGCTGGATACCCAGATGGGGCACTACCTGCTGAGCCACCAGACGGAGATGTACCCGTCTCTGGACGAGATCGCCCCGCAGTACGGCGGTACGCACAAGGTGGACGGCGTGAAGATTCTCTGGGAACAGGGCGTGCTCACTGCCGACATCGACAAGGACTTGCTGATCGAGTACCTGGCGGGCCCCTCTGGCGACATCGACAACACCGCGCTGTGCTTCTACGGGCAGATGCAGAAGCTCGTGCAGGACGGTATGTGGCGCATGTTCCTGGAGCGCTGCGACGGCCTGGTGGCGTACGCGTACTGCGAGTGGTTCGGCCTGCACGTGGACATGCAGACGGCCATGCGGAACTTCGAGAAACAGAGCGCGGAGATCAAGCGGCTGCGTCAGGAGCTGCACGCGCTGTTGCCGGCTGACCTGCCCGACTGGGTGGACTTCAGCTTCGGCAGCCGGTACCACGTGTCCGCGCTGGTGTACGGCGGGCCGGTGAAGGGCCGGCGCCGGGTGCCGTACGATCCGCCGCAGTACGAGAAGTACGACTGCCACAAGTTCGGAGAGACGTTCTGCAACGTTGAGTCTGTAGCTACGCACGCAGACTTTGAGAACTTCTTGCGCATGTACGGCCCGGTGGATGTGTACCGGGCCGGCAAGAACAAGGGCCAACCGCGTGTGCACCGAATAGACTCGGATGTCGAGAAGCTGAAGTGGCAGGAGGACTCGTTCCGTATGCCCGGCCTGGTGAACTTGCAGAGCCTGCCCGATGTTGTACGGGAGAAGTTCCTGGGCAAGCGTGCCGAGTTCAAAGGCGCGCAGCTCCTGTGCGACGGCATCACGCCGGTGTACAGCTCCAGCGAAGACGCCCTGAACGCCATCGCGCAGTACGCCCCGCAGGTCCAGCTCATGGTGGACCTGGCGTCGCTGATCAAGGACACGAACACGTACTACTTCAGCGAGGAAGAAGGCAAGGGCATGCTGCGGTTCGTGGGCCCAGACGGCATCGTGCACCACGGCCTGAATGGCACCGCCACTGTGACGGGCCGGCTCAGTAGCTCCCGCCCGAACCTGCAGAACCTGCCGCGCTCCGATGAGGACGACGCAGGCGAAGCTAAGTCCCGGGTGAAGGAGATGTTTACGAGCCGGTACGGTGCAGACGGCCGCATCGTGGAGGTAGACTACAGCGCACTGGAGGTGGTGATGCTTGCCGCCTTGACCAAGGACGACAAGCTGCTGGAGCTACTGCAGGCCGACACTGACATGCACTGCTACCGCCTGGCGTTCAAGCTTGGCGAGCCGTACGACGAAGTGAAGCGGAAGTGCTCAGACAAATCAGATCCCGAGCACAACAAGTACAAGGTGATGCGTACCAAGATCAAGACGCCCAGCTTCGCTGACCAGTACGGTGCTACCGCCGAGGGCATCGCGTTCCAGACTGGGATGTCGGTAGAAGAGTGCCGAGAGTTCCAAGAGAACGAGATGAAGCTGTTCCCCGTTAGCCGGGGGTACCGGAAGGTGATCGCGGATGAGGTGGCCCGCACCGGCTCCGCGCCGGAGTGCATACACCGGGAGCAGAACCCGAACACGGGCGCCTGGCAAGTGTACCGGCGCGGGTACTTCAGGGCGCCGGGTGGCACGCGGTACAGCTTCCGGCAGGTGCCGAGCTGGAACAAGGAAACCCGTCGCGAGGAGATGCAGTACAAGCCCACGCAGATGGCGAACTACCCGTACCAGGGCGAGGCCGGATTCATGATGGCTATCAGCATGGGGCGGATCATGCGGCACTGCGTGGCTAATCGGTGGTACGATGGCCGCGTGTGCCTGATCAACAACGTACACGACGCCGCGTACCTTGACGTAGCAGACGAGACTGTCGGCACTGAGGCGGCACGCGCAGTGCGCGACATCATGGCAGACGCGCCCCGGTACATGACGGCCATCTGGCCCAAGTACGACATGGCGCATGTGCCGTTCCCAGCAGCCGCCGAGATGGGGCGCAGCATGATGGAGAAGATCCACATAGACTAACCGCTGTATCTGCAAGAGGTTTTATGCTCACGCAAGCAAGGCTGAAGGAGGTGTTTCATTACGACCCAGAGAGCGGGGTATTTACCCGCCTCAAGGGCCGTGGTGCCGGCAGCAACCATGCCGGATATCTGTACCTTAGTATCGACCAGACACAGTACCTGGCACACAGGCTGGCATTTCTCTACATGCTTGGAGGCATGCCCGAACGGGTCGATCACAGAGACTGCAACAAAAGAAACAACGCTTGGGCTAACTTGCGCCCAGCCACTGCCGGCCAAAACATGCATAATGTAGGCAGGCGCAAGGACAACGCCTCGGGAGTGAAGGGCGTATCCTTTTGCCAGCGCACAGGCAAATGGCGCGCAGCAATATCCCACGACAAGAAGTGGCGGCACTTGGGTTGGTTCCAATCCATAGATGCCGCCGCCAACGCATACGCCATAGCAGCTAAAAACCTGCACCAAGACTTCGCAAACACAGGAGATACACAATGAGCTTCGATACCCTGAATAGCCTGCTCGAAGAAGTAATCGCTACCCAGTCCGTAGACATGCTGGAGACCAGCACTGGCGGCGGTGCGGGCCTGATGCCTGCCGGCTACGCCATGGCGCGGCTGGTGTCGTACATCGAATTCGGCAAGCAGCCGCAGGAGTACAACGGCAAGGCGAAGGCCCCGGCTGACGAGATCAAGGTAGGCTTCAAGCTGTTCGGCGGCGAGAACAACTGTTACGACGGGCGCTTCATCAGCACGTTCGAGCTGGCGCTGAGCAATAACGAGAAGGCGGGCGCTAAGCTGCTGTTCCAGAAACTGAACTGGAAGGGTGACATGAAGCACTTCGCGCAGGGCCTGGGCCGGGCGTACCTCGTACCGATTACCGTGCACAAGAACCAGCAGGGCAAAGAGTCGAACCGCATCGACCTGAAGCAGATTCTGCCGCCCATCGACCCGGTGTCGAAGGCCATGTACCCGATCCCGGAGGTGGCTGTGTCGGACCTGCGGTACTTCTTCTTCAACAAGCCGACCAAAGAGACCTGGGATGCTCTGTTCGTCGAAGGCAACTGGGACGACGGCGGCAGCAAGAACAAGGTGCAGGAGAAGATTCTGAGCGCCCTGAACTTCCCCGGCAGCGCGCTGGAGCAGCTCCTGAGCGGCGTTGTGTTGCCCGATACTGCCGAGGCTGTGGCTACCCCTGCCCCGGTGGAGAACGCTGCACCTGCGCCCGCTGCGGAGCCTGTACAGGCCGCTGCACCCGCCATGCCGGTAATGCCCGCGATGCCCATGCCCTGAGGTGATACGTGACTGACTTAGAAGCCCTTTGCTGGACCGTGAGCTGGCTGCTAGTTCTAGCGCTCGTACTACTCACAGATTAGGAGGCAACATGCAAAGCCTGGACGCCCTGCTTGCAGGGCTGCCTGACCAGTTCGACCGCACTGTGCGAGGCCGCGTCCTGATACTGGATGCCGACGGCCCTGCATATCAAGCGGCGAGCACCGCGAAGACTCTGCCCACGGCCCTGCGCCGGTTCCAGACCATGGTAGAGACAGAGCGGTTCGTGACTGGGGCGGACGAGGTGCAGGTGCACCTTACCCCTCGAGGGTGCTTGAAGTGCCGGAGGGGTGACTACCCCTCAGCAATGGAGTACCAAGCGAACCGCGACACTAAGCGACGCCCGAAGCCCCCGCTGCTGCACCCACTGCGCGACGCGGTGGCTATTCACGAGTGGCCCGAGAACTGGTCGGTGTTCTCTTGGCACGACCGGGAGGCGGATGACGGCATGATCATGCAGGCCCACCTCCTGGGTGACTCCGGCGTGATCGTGTCGGCAGACAAGGACCTACGGCTGACACCCGGCCCGTACTGGGAGGTGCAGGAGGGCCGGCTAGACGTGCTAGAGAATCGCTTCGGCTGGATCGGGGCGAAGCAGACTGCTAGCGCCGCAAAGGTCGTCGGGCACGGCACGAAGTTCTTCTGGGCGCAGATGCTCATGGGCGACACCGCCGATAACGTGAAGGGCATCAAGGCGCTACAGGGGCGGCTGTGCGGCCCCGCCGCTGCGTACAACTTCCTGCACAGCATGGAGGACGAGAGCCAGGCAGCGCGGGCTGTACTAGATGCGTACGCTGCGATCAAGCAGGACCCGCTAGCTGAGGCCCAGTGCCTCTGGCTACGGCGCTCTAACGAGGACTGTGCGTACCGGTACCTGATGGAACTGGACTTGACGGCCCAGATGCGTGCGTGGCTAACTACCCTGCACGCGTATCATCAAGATGTACTGGCCATTCGGGCCGCAACACGAGGCGAGGAGAAGTACGATGGCGAAGATCAGTCGAGCGGCTGCCAGGGAGTCGAAGCACAACGGGACTCTAATCCCGCAGGAATCGACGTCCCATGGTAACGACAGGATCAGAGAGCTGATCGACGCTGTGTACGATGCGCCCACGGCGCAGCAGGAGCAGGCCGCCCTAGCGCGGCTGAAGAAAGCGAGCATCCACCACTACCGCGAAACAGTACGCACCCTTGAGGACTGAGCCATGCTAGTCATTGAATACCTGAAGCGTTACTCCGACCTGATCGCCGCCCGCGTCGCCGGGGAGTTCGGCGTAGAGGAAGCCCGCAAGCTCACCGCTGTGTACGGCGAGACGAAGGCCGGGCAGGCTACGCTGGACCTCGATTACACTGGGGAGGACGGCCAGGAGTACGGGCTGACCCTCACGATGCAGCACCCTCTCACGGCGGAGTGCAGGCACGAGTACTTCCCCGAGGTACAGCCGAACGAGTGGGACGCGTTCATGGGGAGGGCTTGAGTATGAGCACTGATCGCGAACTGCTGGAGCTGGCGGCTAAGGCTGCCGGACTGAGGATATTTGGCGGATTCAGCCTGGGCGAACGTCCCGGGGTCGATGTTCTTGACGATAGCCGTAGCTGTGGGTGCCGCTGGTGGTCACCCCTCACGGACGACGGAGACGCGCTGCGGCTGGCGGTGAAGCTGGGCCTATCGGTGTCAGTGTTTGATGATGCTGTTGGCATTGGCAGCAAGAAGCGTCCGGCCTGGAATAAGTACGAGGAGTTCCCCATTGAGGGTGAGCCGTGTGCCGTTACCCGCCGCGCCATCGTATGCGTTGCTGCCGAAATCGGGAGGGGGATGTGACGCTCTGGTGGATACTGGCGGTCTTTCTATGGGCCTTGGCTTGGACTGATGAGAGCAACCCACCCCATGACGATCCGTAAACTCACGCGCAGCCAACTGCGCCCACTCTCGCTGCGGATGCTGCAAGCACAGGGCGGCTTGTGCCCCCTGTGCGGTACGCCGATTAACCCCGGCGTCAAGGGAGAACTGGTGGTCGACCACGACCACGTAACCGGGCAGATACGCGGCGCGCTGCACCGCTCCTGCAACGCAGCAGAGGGTAAGGTGGCGAACGCCGCAGGCCGCTGGGGCGCCAAGAGCATGGCGTACCCGGACATAATCCCCTGGCTGGAGCGCCTGCTGGCGTACCTGAAGCAGACCCCGCAGCCGTTCCTGTACCCCACATTCAAGACTGAAGACGAGAAGCGCCTGGAGCGGAACGCGAAAGCGCGCCGCGCCCGTGCCACTCGTCAAGCTAAGACCCTCGTTAAGAAATCCCAGGAGTAACCATGCGACTGATCCGCCTCTTTACCAAAGAACAGCACATCGACGTACTGTCCCGCCACACCTGTAACGTAGAGGCCGCGAGTGTGTACAGCCAGGCCCTCGGTGAGCCAATCAGCCGGCAGCTCGTGCGGTACTGGCGCCGCGTGTTCCTTGACGCAGGCACCAAGGCGAAGGCAGATAAGGCCATCGTCGCAGAGCGCACTCTGCGCAAGCCGAACCCCGGCGACGACATGGGCGACATCTCGTTTGTGCCGGAGGTGGCGCGCCGCATTCTGGTGATCGGCGACCTGCACTACCCGTACTGCCACCCGGACACCATCCCGTTCCTCGTGCACCTGCGCGAGCAGTACAGCCCGGACCTCGTGATGCAGATCGGCGACGAGACTGACGGGCACGCGCTGAGCTTCCACGAGTCGGACCCGAATCTGGACAGCGCAGGCGTCGAGCTGGAGAAGGCCCGCGTAGGGCTGCAGCAACTGCATGACGAGTTCCCGCATGTGCTGGTGTGCCACTCGAACCACGGCAGCCTGGTGTATCGACGGGCGAAGTACAGCGGCATCCCCGCCCAGATGATCAAGTCGTACCGGGAGATCCTGTTCCCCGGCCACCTGGCACCGGGCTGGTCCTGGGCGTTCGACTGGCAAATTCCCACCCCGCAGGGCAAGACGCTGTTCCGGCACCAGACCTCCGGCACTGTGCTGGACGCCGCCGCTGCCGAGGGCTGCAACCTAGTGGTAGGTCATGAGCACGGGAAGTTCGGCGCGCAGTGGGGCGCCACCTCACAGCGCCTGTTCTTCGGTGCGTACACCGGCTGCCTGATCGACAAGGACAGCCTGGCGTTCGCGTACGGCAAGGTGTACCCGAAGAAGCCCATCATTGGTGCGCTCCTGATTCTGGATGGCGTGCCGGTAAACGTACCGATGGTGCTTGATAGTGAGGGCCGCTGGGTAGGGCCGGAGGGTCAGGCATGAGATACCTTGTATGCGACTTGCACCGTGAGTACTACAAAGAAAGCAGTAGGTGCGCTAAATGCCAAGAGTCCGCAGATGCCGTGTTACGCGATGTGCGTGCGGCGCGGAACAGGGCCAGCGCTATAGAAGCGGCCAAAGGGGCGTGTGAAAAGCACTTTGCCCCGAGCGCTTTTGACCGCCAAGAGGGCGGTTCCCACTACAAGGACATGAAGATCCAGCCGGTGCAGTTCATCCACGCGAACGGCATCCCATTCCTCGACGCGAACGTGATAAAGTACGTGTGCCGCCACCGGGCCAAGAATGGCAAGCAGGACTTGCTGAAGGCCCGGCAGTACATCGACATGTTAATCGAACTGGAGTACCCAGAATGCCCCGCAAAGTAAATATAAGCATCACGTACGAGCCTGCCGCAGACGGCGAAGCAACGCACGTACGTATGGCGGCGTATGCAAACTATCCCATCCGCGTTGGTGGCGACGTGTTGGAAGCCGGCACCGTTGTATACCTAGCCCGGCTGTACTTGCATGAAGAAGAGAGGGCATCTACCTTGGATAGCATGTACGCTGAGATGGCCCTGGCACTAAATCCTGTAGCGGAGACCGCCCCCGATGCTTGACATCCTGAAGACCGCTGTGTACTCCGGCTTTGCCGATGCCCTGTTCATCGCCATCGAGACCGGTAACCGCCATGACGCCACGCAGGTCATGCTGAGCGCCGTGGATGCGCACGAAGAATGCCAGATCGACGAGAATCAACTTGCCTGCCTGTACAAGGATTACGATGCCTACATCTGCACACTCTGCCGTTGATATTTGCTCCTACATTCTGCAGACGATCCAAACCGTAAGGGGCGCGGGGCTAGAGCCCCGCTGCATTATCCTCGGACAAAACCCTTCGCGTGAGCTGGGCGAGAACCTGCTGAACAACTGGCGACCGTTGCCGCCTGACACTGTGCTGTTCGGGCTGCCGGTCGTGACCGTATTCCATGATGTGGAAGCTATCCAAGTGGGGATCTAATGCAAGACCTGATCGAGCGCCAGCGGAAGCTGGAGGACGAGTACACGGACCAAGGCATCACCGACGCGCTGAATCAGCTCGCCAAGGATATGCACGAGGGTCGGCTGTTCGAAACGCAGGGCGGGCGCCGCATCGTGGCGCAGACGTACGCCCTGGTTGCTGAGACCCTGGCGGAGATATGCGAGGATGGTTCGCGCGGCCTGGGTGGACGTTACCGTGGCCTGGTGCGGGACATTGGGTACGACAAGTGCGCCGTGATCGCGCTGCGTACGGTCCTTGGACTGCTCGGCTCGCACCGGGCAGCCGCCGAGGGCGAGGCGCCTGTGACCCAGAAGTTCCTGCAAGAGGCCGGGCACTGCGCAGAGCTGGAGCACATGGCAATCAAGGTTACGCTAGCTGCGCCGGGGTACATGCACATGGTGCTGAAGAGCATGCACGACGCCCGTACCAGTAGCCAGACGCACCGCCGCCGTACGATCAAGGCCAGTGCCCGGAACGTCGGCGTAGGCGAGGTGGCCTGGGCAGCATCTGAGTGCGATGGGGTGGCTGGGCTACTGCTACAGGCGCTGACCGATACCGGGCTGGTAGAGATCAAACACACCGCCCGTAAGTCCGGGCACTTCTGGGCCACACTGCACCCGTCTGAAGCCCTGGACGACAAGCTCGACGCCCTAACCTCTCAGCTCAAGGCGTTCGTGCGGTTCCCGCCGATGCTGGTCCCACCACGCCCGCACACCCGCGAGACGCTGCGTAAGGGTGCTGCGTACCTCACCGAGGGTATGGCCAGCTTAGCCGGCACTGTGCGCACCCGGCGCGGCCTGAGCCGCGCCAGGTGGGACTGGATTGCCGAGAACATCAGCGATACAGTACTGAACGCGGCGAACATTGCAGCGAACGTGCCGTACGTGATCGACACGGAGCTAGTGCATCTGGTATCCAGTGTGTACGCGGCGGGGTGTCACAACGGCATCGCCGGCATCCCGTCTAACGACAAGATACTGCCGCCGCCGTACCCGCTGCCCCCGGAATGGGACCGTGAAGACGAGGCCCTGCAGGAGCAGGCCAAGGCGTGGAAGGCGCTCGCCCAGGAAGCCCACGCTGCCGAACGCGAGCGCCGGGGCAAGGTGATCGCGTTCGCGCAGATCACGAAGCATATGCGGGAGTTCGCCGGTGATCGACTGTACTTCCCGACGTTCTTCGACTGGCGGGGGCGGCTGTACTTCCGCTCCCGCCTGAACCCGCAGGGCACGGATGTGGTCAAGGCCGCGCTGCAGTTCGCTGAGAAGAAACCCCTCGGCAAGCGCGGTCTGTACTGGTTGAAGGTGCAGGTCGCCACGACGTACGGTTTCGATAAGAAGCACTTCGATACCCGTGCCGTGTGGGTGGACGAGCACATGCAGCAGATCGAAGACGCTGTGGAGAACCACGTAGACTCTGACTTCTTTCGAGCGGCGGATTCCCACTGGTGCTTCTACGTTGCTGCACGAGAGCTTCTGAGAGCCCTCAGGAGCGACGATCCTGAGGGGTTCAGTACAGGGCTACCCGTTGCCATGGACGCGACGTGTAGCGGCTTGCAGGTGCTTTCTGCGCTGTTCCGCGATCCGGTCGGCGGACTGTTCACGAACCTTATGCCGAACAAGGGCGAGGAGAAGGAAGACATCTATGCCGCCGTGAGCGGGGTGGCGGTGTCCCTAATGCAGAAGGACACTGAGAACCCAGAGCAGCGGCAGTTCTGGCTAGACGCCGGGATCACCCGCAGTATGGCGAAGCGCCCGGTGATGACGTACGTGTACGGCGGCACCCTGCAGTCGTGCATGGACTACGTGTACGCCGACATGCAGGAGCGCGGGTTAGGTGCGCTTGAGCTGTACAGCGGGTACAAACTCGCCGGGTACGTGTCGAAGTTCCTGCGGCAGGGAATCGAATGTGCTGTACCTGCAGCCGCTGAGGCTATGCGATACCTACGCGCCCTGGCCGGCAGCCTGCCCGCAGACGAGTTGATGCGCTGGGTATCGCCGGCTGGCTTCCCTGTGGTGCAGTTCTATCCGTGGGAGGACGCAACGTGCATTAAGCTACGCGGCGCCGGTGTGGAGCTGACAATGAACAGGCAGCACAGCAGTAAACTCGACAGGGCTAAGGCCGTGAATGGGGTATCCCCAAACTTTGTACACAGCCTAGATAGTGCGCACCTTGTACGCACAATCACGGAGTTTACGGGGCAGATCGTGCCTATTCATGACTCGTTCGCCACGCACCCGTGCGATGTGGACGGCATGCACGAAACCCTACGCGATGTATTCGCTAGCATGTACGAGACTGCAGACCCTGTGCAAAGCCTACTGGAGCACTCCCCAGTGGACCACGAGATACCCCGCCCAAGCAACGGGGCGCTTGACGTGTCGAAGGTTCGGGAGTCCGTGTTCTTTATGTGTTAATCATAGAAGTCGGACTACTAGGGCAGCGTAGGGTTGACGGCACGAGATGCGGACCCTTCCTGTCAAGTCGTCTCACGAACCAGAGGGTGAAGGGCGCACTACCTCTGCGCAGAGGAACCATAGGAGATACAGGATGAAAGGTATAGAGCAGTATCTACAGATAGATACCAGCAGCCCTACAGGATTAAGATGGATACGTACTGTATCCTCTAGAGTACGGGCAGGTGATGTAGCATTCAGCTCCATCAACCGGGGATACTACCGGGGTAAGTTCCAAGGTAAGCTGCTACTCGCCCATAGGGTGGTGTGGCACCTGGCCCACGGAGAAGTCCCGGAGTTCTTAGACCATGTGTCAGGCGACCGCCTAGACAATCGGTTAGAGAACCTGCGCCCAGCAACCAAGCTGGAGAACGCAGGGAACCGGGTGGATCGGGGCACACGCCAGCTGCCATCTTCACGCCTGTGGGAGGCCCGGATATTCTCCAATGGCAAGAGCTACAGGCTAGGTACATTCGCCTCAGAAGAGGCAGCGCATCAGGCGTATCTGAAGGCCAAGCCCAAGTATCACCCAACCTCTGCACAGCGCGCAGAGCAGGAGGCGGCATGAGTGCCCCCAATAAAATCCGCTTTACCCAAGAACAAATACAGTATCTAGAACGCCTGTTCCCTGAACAGGTCGGGCTAGGGAAGCATGACGAGATTGTGTACCAACGGGGGCAGCGCAGCGTGCTCCAATTGATTAAAGAGCAGAACAAAGTGGAAGTGCGCCTTGTCCCTTTACAGAGTTGAATACCAGAGCCATACCCCACTAGACCACCTCAGAGAGGCGGGTAGGATAATGTGGGACTGGGGAGAGTACCCATGCAGGCACTTCCCCAGTATCGAGGACTATCTGTCTAGGGTTTGCAGTGATAGCTATGGTATTCCAAGCATCGTGGCATTTCGTGGCGACTGGTTCTGTGGCGGTATGACGATCACAGAGCCCAGTACCGACTCGCACCTCCCCGGCATCGGGAGGTACGTACTGAACATCGTAGCCCACCCGATGGAGGTAGGTGCTACCGAAGCCATGTTCTCCCACTTCAAGCGCATGCTGCGTAACGAGGGGGCTGACTGGTACCAGATTACCAAGCGGGTCTCCGAGCTGGAGTTTCGCACTCACTTCAGGAGGCTACACCGTGGGTAAAAAAATCGCCAAAGCCCTGTCAAAGTTCGGCAGCTCGAAGATCATGGACCCGCTGGGTTTGAACAAGATGGGTCTAGTGACTCCTATTGAGAACGCACTGGCTGGTGAAGCATCGCCCCTGGACGGTCTGACGGGTGCAGCTGCTACACGTGCCGCTGCACAGGCAGCAGAGCAGCAGGCAGCTATTGCTAACCAAGCGGCCATCGTACAGGCGAATGCGAACGCGCTGCAGGCTAACGCAGCAAAGGACAACACTGCGAATGTCGTGTCTGGCGGTACCGCTGACGCTACCGGCACCGAGGGTTCAGACCTGCTCACTCGCAGGCGGGCCAGCACGGTATCCGCTACCCTGGGGATTTAAGCATGCAGACCGGCGCCAGTTATGAATCCCTGTTCGACAAGTTACGGGACGACTCCGCTATACTGCGGAACGAGGCGTACGCACGCTGGAGCCTCCCGACGATCTTCGCTGACTTGGATGTCAGGATGGACGGGAAGCAGCAAGCAGTACGCCGGGACTTCCAGAGCATCGGCGCGCTGTTGGTGAATCAGCTCGCGTCGAAGATTGCCAGCATCCTGTTCCCTAGCAACCAGTCCTTCTTCCGCATCGACAGCACCGTGAGCACCGATCAGGTGGCTAGCGCACTGGCTGTATCTGCAACCGATTTAGCCTCTGGCCTGGCGGACTTAGAGAACGATGCGTACCGCCGTGTATTCCTGGCGGACACGTACCACCAGCTGAACACCGCGCTGAAGATGCTCATCGTTACCGGGAACACCCTGCTGTACCGCGACTCGTATGCACAGCGCATCATGGCGTACGGCATGCGTTCGTACGTGGTGCGCCGCGACGGTACCGGGAAAGTCTGGGAGATCATCCTGAAGGAGCGGATCAGCATTGAGGACGTACCGGATGGTATGCGCGTGCACTTCCGCAACTCCGAGCCCGACAAGAACCTGTGCCTGTACACCCGAGTGAAGCGCGAGAAGCGCACCATCTCAGATGTGTTCGTGGTCACGCAGGAGATCGAGAGCCACCGCGTGCCCGGCCAGTCCGAGTACCCCGAGGCGATCTGCCCGTACATCCCGGTGTGCTGGAACCTGCTCACTGGCGAGAACATGGGCCGGGGTCTGGTTGAAGACTACGCCGGGGACTTCGCTAAGATCAGCGAGTTGAGCGAGAACCTCGCTCTGTACGAGATCGAAGCATCCCGCGTCCTGCACTTCGCCAAGTCCGGCTCCGGTGTGGACATCGACACCGTGGCTACCACCGAGAGTGGTGGCTGGGTGGCTGGTACTCCCGGCGATGTCTTGGCGTACGAGGCGGGGGACTACAACAAGATTCAAGCGATGCTCGCCGACATCCAGCAGATATTCCAGCGGATGGCCCCAGCGTTCATGTACGGCCAGAACACCCGCGATGCTGAGCGCGTCACCGCTGAAGAGATTCGCCAGTACGCCGAAGAGGCGAACCAGGCACTCGGCGGCGTGTACTCCAGCATCAGCTCCAGCCTGCACATCCCATTGGCGTATCTGTTGGTGCACGAGGTTAACCCTGCGTTCATTCAAGAGCTGATCAAGGGCGGTGTGAAGCTCAGCGTGGTTACAGGCGTTGCTGCCCTTGGGCGCAGCTCCGATGTGAACCGGCTGGCACAGGCTGCCCAAGTCATCGCCGTGGTCGTCCCTACGCTCACCCAGGTGTCGCAGGTGTACAGCCCCGAGAAGATCACCCGCAAGATTCTAGAAGGCTTCGGTCTGAAGTCAGAGGAGTACGAGCGTACCGAAGAGGAGATGAAGCAACTGCAGCAGCAGGCCGCTACACCCGTGGACGCTAGTACCGGAAACCTGGCCGTACAGGCCCAACAATCAGGAGTCGTGTAAATGTCGCAAGAGCAGCAAGGCCAAACTAACGAGTTCGGCACCGTAGTTCAGCCTAACGCCGAGCAGCAGAACCTGAACCAGCAGGGTACGGAAACCACCCTAGACGACATTCTCGCGGCTATCCAAGCCCGTGAAGGCAAAGAAGCAAAGGTACCGCCGACTGGGGGTCCGGCTGTTAAGCCGCCCGTGGACCTGTTCCGCCCCGGAAGTGGGGAATCGCAACAGGACGCGCCCTCTGACCCGGTAGCCACTGCCGACATCGACACCGGCTCTAAGGCACTTGACATTGCGGTCAAGTCGTTTCTCAAGAGTACTGGTGCCACCGATGCCGACATCCAGCGCGCTACCGCGAAGGCTATCGAGTACGGTAATGCTGACCTGATCGACCGGGTGTTCTTGGCTGAGAAGTTCGGCGACCGTGCTGACGAGGCTGCGAACATTGCCGAGGCAGTGCTGGAGCAAATGCAAGTAGGCCGCGAGCGCCTGGTGCAGGACGTGTACGCCCAAGCGGGCGGCAAGGAAGCCTGGGACCAGTCGCTGGCTGTGTACAAGCAGCACGCCCCTGCGGGCCTGCAGAAAGTCCTGAAGACCATGTTCGACTCCGGCGACCCCGCCGCAGTCAAAGAGGCTGCCGGCCTCGTCGCTGAATTCGCCAAGCACTCCGGCGCCCTCACTGTATCTGGACAGCGCGTCCAGGGCAGCGGCGCTGCAGCGAGTCACGGCCTTACCGCCGATGAGTTCAAGCAAGCTGTAACCAAACTGAACCCCTCGTCCCGTACCTATCACGCGGACTACTCCAAACTCATCGACATGCGCCGTGCTGGTAAGCAGGCGGGCCGATAACCTCATAAGGAGATACACACATGGCTAACACCGCCTACACCGGTAACCTGACTCGGGCACATTGGGCCGGCCCTAACAGTGACGCGGACATCCACCTGGAGGTCTTCGACGGCGCACTGGATACCGCTTTCCAGTACAACTCGTTCTTCCGCAGCAACAGCACCTTCGTGTCCGTTGCTGATCGCTCGAACACCTACCGCATCGACCGCCTCGGCACCGTGTCCATCAAGGGCCGTACCAGCGGCGTCGCGCTCGACCCGACCCCGGTTCGCAACGACAAGCTCGTTATCACCGTGGACACCGTGACGTACGCTCGTACCCCGGTCGACTACCAAGACGACTGGACCGCCCCGGACTTCCTGCCGGCCATCGGCAAGAACCACGGCACCGAGCACGCCAAGCTGTTCGACCAGGCGCACCTGATCCAGCTCATCAAGTCCCGCTCCTGGGTCGCCCCGGCGCACCTGAAGCCGGCCTTCTACGATGGCATGGAGCAGACCGCCCAGCTCGTCGCGAACGACAACGCCGCTTCGGCCAAGGCCATCATCGCTGCCCACCTGGCGATTGTGACCGAGCTGATCCGCCGTGACCTCGGCGGTTCGCTGAACGAGTTCATCACCGTGGTGGACCCGCTGGTGTTCAACCTGCTCCTGCAGGACGACAAGCTCGTGAACGTGCAGTACTCCGACGGTAACGCGAACTTCGCACAGCGCCGCCTGGCCTGGCTAAACGGCGTGAAGGTCATCGAGACCGCCCGCTTCCCGCAGGCTGCCATCACCGACCACCCGCTGGGTGCCGCGTTCAACGTCACCGCCACCGACGTGCAGTGCAAGATGGTCGTGTACCATCCGAGCATGTCGCTGGTCGCTGTTGAGGCCAAGGCCCCGACCGTCCGCATGTGGGACGACGAGCTGAACTTCGCGAACGTGCTGGACAGCTACGCCATGTACACCATCGGCCAGCGCCGCCCCGACACCGTCGGTGTGGTCCGGGTAATCCCCGCCGCCTAACAGACTGGGCCTCTCCTTCGGGAGGGGCCCTTTTCTTATTTGGGCTTTTTGTTAAGGCCGTCTTCGGGCGGCTTTACCAAAGACCCCGCTTTAATCGCGCCCTATCCCCTGGTTGGCAACCCCAGCTATGGTAGGGCCTTCTACAAAGGAGACACGCCTATGTTGCTTTTAGAGGCAATCAATAGCTGCCTGACCGCCCTCGGTGAGGCGCGTGTCACCAGCGAGAACGTACGCCACCCCACCGTGGATATCGTGCGCAGTACCATCGACATGAAACGCCGGGCGCTTCTAGAGCGGGGCTGGTGGTTCAATACCTCCGAGGTCACGATGTACCCCGGCTCGGACGGTACCATGGAGTACCCCTTCGATGCCCTGAGCATCATCGGGTACGACGGGCGCACGCTCATCGCACGGGACAACCTGCTGTTCGACATGGACAACGGCACCCGAATCTTCACGCAGCCGCTGAAGATGCACGTGACGTACGATCTGGAGTTCCAGAACCTGCCGGAGTGCGCCGCCACCGCTGTGTGGACCAAGGCTGCCCAGGAGGTGTACGCTGGCGACTACGGGGTAGACTCCGTAGTGCAACGGCTGAACATGCAAGAACAACTAGCCATGCAGACCATGGAGATGCTGCACCTGCGGAATCGCCGGTACAGCACTCGGGATCGGCGGGGCTTCCGGCGCATTGTTAGCGCCCTCAGAAACTAAGGAGGCGACATGGCCGCGTTCGATGGCAGTATCAAGTCCCTGCTGCAGGGCGTGTCCCAGCAGGTGCCCACAGAGCGCCTGGATGGGCAGGTGTCCGCACAGGTGAACATGCTGTCGGATGTGGTGGACGGCATGCGCCGTAGGCCTGGCATGCGCCTGCTGAAAGGTTCTGTGATATCAGGGCTAAGCAATACTACCTCTGTGTTTGCTACTACCGTAGACATCGACGACTCGTACGTGCACGTGCTAGTGCACACGCAGAGCGGGATGCTGTATCTGTACAGCCCGACGTGGGCGTTGTTATCCAGCACGGCGTGGCCGTATCTGCAGGCAATCAGTAGCAGCAGTATTCAAACCGCAACGTTGCGGGGGTACTTGTACCTGTGCAACACAGAGCAAAAACCCACGAAGGTGATTAGCAACGCAGGCCGCTTGGACCCGAACACCACGGGCTTCTTCTACATCAAGGCCGCGCAGTACAGCAAGATATTCAGCGTCACTGTAACTGTGGGCGGTGTTGGTTACACCGCTAGTTACACCGTGCCGAACGGGCAGACAGCGGGCGACGCCGACAAGGCCGTGCCCGAGTACATTGCATCCCAGTTGGCAGCATCTCTCGGTGGCATGGGTATCCCCAACTTAGGGATAGATCGCGTGGCGGGGTACTTGTACTTCAAAACCAGCGGCGCCGCTGTGAGCGTAACCTCTGACTCAGGTAGCACTTACGTGGGTTTCAGTGCCGCCAGCCGCGTCAGCACCACGTCCGAGCTACCTGCGCGGTTGCCAGCGGGTGCTGACGGTACCCTGTGCAGCGTGGGTACGAATCCAAAGACGGCGCCATGGTACCAGTACAGCTACAACACGAACACCTGGCTAGAGGCGGGGGCTTACGGCTCCGCCACGAGTCTTGCAGGGATGCCTATGCGCGTGAAGTTAGATGGGTCCTACCTAGTAGAGCAGCCCACGTACGAGGGGCGCCTAGCAGGGAATGACGACGCAAACGAGGACCCCCCGTTCCTCACAGATGGGGTGACAGGCTTTGCTGCCTTCCAAGGGCGGCTTGTGCTCTTGTCCGGCCCGGCTGTGAGTATGTCGGCATCAGGTAAGCCGTTACGTTGGTACCGCAGTACTGTGACCGAACTGCTAATTGCAGACCCTATCAGCATTTACTCTGGCGCCGCATCCAGCACCCGGTACACGCATGCTGTGCAGTTCAACAAGGACCTGCTGTTGTTCAGTCGTTCCGTGCAGGCGGTGGTGCCCTCGGGTAACGCCATTATCGCACCGAGCACTGCGCAGATTGTGATCACCAGTTCGTACGCGTGCACCGATAAAGCGGTGCCTGTAGTAGCAGGCAGATCGCTGTTGTACTTCGCCCCACGCTCCGAGGACTACGCTGCGGTACTGGAGCTGGTGCCCAGCAACACCACGGACTCGCAGTACACCACGAACGACATCACCGCGCACATACCCCAGTACATCCCCGGAGTTATCCGGCAGGCCGCAGCTAGCACCACCAGCAATAGCGTTGTGTTCTTAACAGACCAAGACGCTAGGAGGCTGTACGTACAGCAGTACCTGTGGCAGGCAGATCAGAAAGTACAGTCTGCCTGGCATGAGTGGCGCGCCCCATACGACATCGCGTGCATCTGGTTCGTCCGGGATGCGGTGTACGTCGGTATGGTGGTGGATGGCGGTCTAATGGTAGCAACCCTAGAGCCGCAAGCTAACCGCGCCGTGGGAAACTACACGCGCCCCTTTGCCGACCTTTACAGCGCGGAGGGGGTGCAGGTATCGGGTCGGGAATTATCCTTGCCTGCACACCTGCGCACAGCGTATATAAACGGCGCAGAGTTGCTGGTAACATACGCGAGTGGGTCTCTCGCAGGAGAGCTTGTTGGCATAGACTCTGTGACTGCTGCGGACACCGTTCGCCTGGTAAGGAACACGCCAGACGGGGTGTACATGGTGGGCTTGCGGTACTTGAGCCAGTTCAGCCCCACGCCGCCATTCATGCGCGATCAGAACGGGGCGCCGATTGGCACCAGCACTGTGCTGCTGTCGCGGTATGAGCTAAATTTGCGGAACACGGGCGTGTTCCAGGCAGAGGTGTCAGGGGCTCAGGGGGTTGTCACATCTGGCGATTTCACGGGCCTCACGTACTCCAGCATGGACTTGGACCTGAACTACCCTATGATCGCCAAGCATAGCCGCGTGCTCATCCCTGTACGGGTGCCTACTCAGGAATCCGAGGCGATGTTCAGCACCAGCAGTGAGCACGATCTAGGGATAGTGCGGATTGAGTTCGTTCTTCAGTATCACCAGCGCAGACGGAGGGTCTAATATGTGGTGGATGCTAGCCGGCATGGCCCTCCAAGTGGTGGGGCAGATAGGCCAACAGCGCGCCCAGCAGGCGCAGCAGAAGGCACAGAACAAGGCCACTGAGAAGTACAATGAGGCACTGATGCTCCAGTCTGCTAAGCAGCTGGGGCAGTTGAACCTGCAGAAGTCTGTGCTCGCACAGCAGGTGAGCCAAGCGCTCACCTCTGTAGAGTCGCAGGGCATGCAGATTAAGTCCCAAGTAGGGGCGCAGGCGGCAGCCAGCGACACCATGGGTAACTCTGTGGAGCAGGGCTTAGCCACTGTAAACTTCCAAGTGGACCAAGCGAAGTCTCAGCTCAAGTACAATGAGCAGCTAAGCGATGAGCAGATTAACGCACAGGCGCAGGCCATTGCTGACAGTACAGGTTTCAGCATGCGGGCCGGTACCCCGGTTAACTCCTGGGGCGCTGCCCTGGGCGGCATTGCGGGTAGTGTAGGTACGTCGCTGTTAACGAACAAAGCCAGCACTGGTAGTTTCTTCGGCTCAGCCGGGGGTGGCTCCGGTGGTATGTTAGGATAATCAGGAGGTACTATGCCAGTTCGGCAGGATGTACAAAGTCTGCGCGTAAGCGCTGTGAACACTCAGGGCTACTCGCCAACGCAGGTTGCTCAGGCGCAGTACAGCCCGTCGAACTTCAACCCGAACTCAGACTTCGGTGGCGGCTTCTGGGATAACATCGCACAGGCGGGCGTGAAGGTAGCAGGCGCCATTCAGCAAGCACAGGACGCTAAGGCGTATCTGAAAGGCCAGCAAGACTCCGCTATGGGTAAGGAGCGCGCAGACGCACACGAGACTCTTAGCGGCGCGTACGCGATGGGGTACAACCGGGCAACTGTGGGTACTGACCTCGCGAAGTTCCAGATGAACCTAGGCCAGGAAGCCGTGCAGTTCGTGAATCAGGGCAAGACCCCTGAGGAATGGAATCAGCATGTGGCCGAGCAGACCAATGGCCTGCTATCTCGTGCGGGCGCTCAGGGAATGAACCTGAACAGCCGGGACTGGCAGGCGTGGCTGTCCGGCGTAGAGAGCACCCGGAACACTGCTGCTGACCTGTACCAGACGAAGAATCTGGAGCGGGCGCAGTACCTGAAGGGCCAGGCTCTGGCAGCTGAGGGCTCCGCCAGCATCGCTATGGTGCAGGCAGCCTCTGAGGCGGGGAACCCCCTCGGGGCCATGGAGAACCTCACGAACCACGTCACCCGAATCTACGCTGACAACACCCTGTCGCCGCAGCAGAAGGATGGCGCGCTCTCCGCGTTCGCCGTGCAGAGCATGGCGGCCAGCAAGAGCACTGGGGAAATGGAGACGCTGAGTGCGTACTACCAGAACCTTGATGAGTTCAAGCGCCTGCCGACGCAGGTGCAGACTCAGATCATGCAGACCGCGCAGTCTCAGTATCAGCAGCGGGCTACGGATGAAGCGGGCCAGGTGTATTCGTACATGAGCGCTATGAAGAGTGAGACATCTTACTCTTCACTGGAGCAGAAGTACCCCATGACATCGGTCATTGAGAACCTGAACGGGCAGATGCAGGCACGGCGGATTACCCCTAGTCAGTACTTCGGATTAGTGGAGGAAGAGAACACCCGCCGTTTGAAGATGCAAAAAGCCGAGCATACTCAGCGGTCCCTATTGAACTCACCAACGATGAGTGACATCGCTACAGAAACAGGCGGGACTCTTGGAGAGACCAAAAAAGCACTTATGCAGGTGTACGCAACTGGCCATAACGGGTACAGTGGCGGCGGCGCTGCGTTGGTAATGCGGGGTATCCAGTCGGGTGCCTCGGACATAACCGGCGTGGGTATCGAGATGCTGCAGCAGGATGCACAGTCTCTGGCGGGCATTGACCCCCGGAACCTGAAAGTAGGCCAGGACGGCAAGCCAATGTATCCTGAGACCGTTGTGAACAGCCTCCAGACCCTCAAGAAGACGTACGACAGCATGATGGCTGCCCAGAATAACGTGCAGGCCCAACAGCTCGTGGCGGGTCTCCCTGACGCCGTAGCGTACGGCATCCGGCAGAACGTGGATGCTAACAGCATCGCGGACGTTGTGTACCGTAGGGCGAACGATCTCGCCGCAGGCGGTGTTGTGGCCCTGCCTCAGCAGATGCCCCGCGAGATGTTAGGTACCAAGGAGGATGTGCGCGCTGGCTTGTTCGATACGAACCTAACCCAGAGCGGGCAGGCGCGGAACATCCTGGGTATTCAGTCGTGGATATTCAGCTCGTCTGCGGATGAAAAGGCCATGGACGCCCGTCTGACCCAGTTCAACGGCGCCCTTAGCGAGGAGTACGCTTCCCTGCAGCAGCAGGGCAAGCTGCCCCAGCTAGCCGGGGATGATCTGAAGAACTGGCTGGTGGGCCGTGTGGCGAACCGCACTGTACGCGTCGACGACGGTACCGATAATGGCTCTCTCCTGATCCTGCCACCCGTGGCTAATAAGGAGGCGCTGTTCGGCAGCGTGGACAACAAGATCATCGCCGAAGGCTTGAAGGAGCGTATCGGCGAGTTCAAGAAGTCGAACCCTGGCGCCACTCAGGTGGACATGCGGTACGACCCCATGACCGACGAGCTTGTGCTGTCGGGGACCAGCGCGGACAATACCCGCCTGACCACCTCCGAGGGCATCAAGGCATCCGACGTGCGCACCGCCGTGCAGAGCTATGAGTCCCGTCTGCTGAACAACGGCAGGGGAAGCACTGGCCGCGACCTGGCCGTGCCTAACGTGGGCTTCGTGAAGTTCAACACGGCGAACCAGTACGGTGTGGACCAGACTGCGTACCTGCGCGGCGTGAACCAGCTCGTCTCGTACGAGGGGTACACCGACAGCAAGGGCTTCAGCATCCTGGCTAAGCACCCGACCACGGGTGCCGCGCTGAACGAAGAGAAGTACGTGAAGCAGCCCACCGACACCCCGCAGCAAGCGGCTGACAAGTTCAGCATGTACCTGCGAGACAAGGTGCTGCCCCCGGTCATGACCCGCATGCAGAAGTACGCCGGACTGCCGGAGTCCATTCGTGAGCGCATGATGAACCAGCTCATTGACACCACGTACCATGCGGGGAACGCCGATGCGTTCGGGAAGTTCATCGACATGGCCTTGGATGGCGACACTGTGGGCGCGTACAAGGCGTTCCGCGAGTCTCCGCTGTACAAGGACGCAGGGGCGGATTCCCGCCGCAACAAGGACCGCTTCAGCACGCTCGATGCCGTCACGCAATACCGTATGCTAATGCAGCAAACTAACCTTTAAGACCGGAGGGACCATGGAATTCATTCGCTACCGCCCTGGCGCGGAACTGAACGTAGCTGCGCCGAAAGACCCGGTGCAAGCTGGCGGGTACGTGCAAGGCGATGAGAATGCTCTCATGGCCCCCGGCAGGGCTGATACATTGGCGCTCCAAGTAGCGCCAAGCACAAACCTAGAGGCTGCTAAGGCGGCCTTGCAAGAGACCATCGCAGCTAAAGCGCTGCGGGGCCTGGACTACATGAGCATTCCGTCTGAGGACGGGTTCGACATCCAGCAGGCTCTGGCCCCCGCAATGGGCCGGTACAACGAAGACGAACTCCGGTTCCTGGGCGATGCCCGCTCCTCTGCTGAACTGGCCCAGCGCCAGCAGCAGGTGCTGAGCACCCGCGAGCGCGGCATGGCCATGGCAGCCCACCCCGTCACAGCGGTGGCTGCAAGCCTGTTTGACGTGGATGCAGTGATAGGCTTTGGGGTAGGCAAGGCTGCCGGCGTGGCGCGCTCTGTGCGCGCTATTACGGCCCTTAGCGCGAACGCCGCAGTACTGGGCGTGGCTAGCCAAGGTGGCACCATCAGTACGCTCGACGTGCTGGGTACCAGCCTGGGCGTCGCTATGTCCGCCATCCCCCGTGTACAGCGCGCTGTGCGCACTGCCGAAGGCGTGGCTACTGATGCTGCCCCCGGCGCCGAGCGCGCCGCTGCGGACGCTGTGCCTACTCGCATGGAGAGCGTGCCGGACCCGGACTACACCGTGCCCCGCCCCGATACCACCTTCAACCGCCCGCACATCAACATCGAAGCGGACGTACAGGGGAACGTGCGGACCAGCACTCAGAACATGGTGCGCGCCATTGTTGGCACCGCTGACGACCTTCCCGAGGGTGTGCGCGTCCTGGGCATCGCCCTGCGCGACTCCCTGGAGAAGGATGCAGAGATACCCGTGATGCTGCGGAACAAGTCCGTGCAGGGCACCAGCGAGGTGCGCCTGTTGCCGGATGGCTCCGTGCGCAGCACCATCTTCGGTTCTGCTGAGAAGGACCTAGACACCAGCATCAGGAACATGACCACCGAGCAGAAGGCCGTGGCCTTGCACGAGGCAGCGCACGCCAAGACCGGCTTGAACATTCAAGCCTGGTACGACGGTACGTTGCCTGCCGGCCCTGTGAAACAAGCCATTGACGACATCGACCGCATTCGACAGCAGGTGGACGCGGCCACTGTGAACGACGCCGCCCGCCTGAAGGACGGGCCCCGCAAGGGGATTGGGTACGCCGTATCGAACAACCACGAGTTCATCTCCCAACTGTTCAACGACGCCGGCTTCCGCGAGGCCCTGAAGGGCATCAAGGTGGAGAACCGCAGCGTGTTCTCTGATCTAGTCCGCAAGGTCGTGCAGGCGTTCACCGGCAAGGCAGATGACTCTGCGCTGTCGGCCACCGTCGCGGCATTCGAGACTCTGCTGAACGAGAGCAACAACGTGGCGAAGTTCGGTACCCGTCCGGCCCCGCACATGCAGAGTAGCATCCTGCAGGCACCAGATCTGCAGGGCGTGGCAGCCAAGAGCATGCGCAGCATAAACTCCGGCCTGGCCCTGTACGATAAGATCAAAGGCCTAGGCCCTAAGGCAGCCACCCTGGCTGATCGCCTCGTGGTGGACGCTACAGGCAGCTCCTCGGAGTCTGCCGTGCACGCCGCCCGCACCGCTGAGCTGGCCGCTAACGTGGCCGCTGCTCAGGTGGACGGGGCCATCCGCCAAGCCATGCGCGCCCAGGGGTGGGATACCTTCTCCCGCGTGCGCAGCCCAAAGAAGTACCTGCAGGCCCAGAAGGAGTTCAGCGAGAAGGTGTACGCTGCCCTGGCAGAGAACCACAAGCGGTACCGCGCCGGGGACGAGATCCTGGCACACGGGGACCCCGAGGTGCAGAAGGTCGTGGACGCGTTCGCGAACTCCCGCTGGGCTGAGGGGAACCTTGAGCGCATCAAGTCGTCCGGCATGACCGGCTCTGAGATGATCGAGTCCAGTCCGTACTACCTGCCCCGCCAGCACAGCGCATCCAAGGTGCGTGAGTTCCTGGCCGCCAACCCCCGCGTTACTCGCGAGGACGTGGAAGGCATGTACACGTCGCAGTTCATAAAGATGTTCGCTGACCGGGGTATCGAGCAGGCCACGGCTAACCGCCTGGGCAAGCAGATGCTGCGAAACATGGAGCAGCGCGCCGACGGCAACACCGGGTTCCGGCAAGCTATCGTGGGCATGGGTGAGGACGACATCGAGTTCGCACTGCGCTCTGCTGGGGTTGGTGAAGACGAGATCGAGACCTTCATGACCGGCATTAAGAACGCCCAGGACGGCAGCAACACTGCTCGTAACCTGAAGCGCCGTGTGTCGTTCGACATGACTGCCGATTACAAGACCAAGAGCGGCGACCTAATCAGCCCGCAACTGTTCGTGAACAAAGACGTTAACCAGCTCATGGAAGGGTACAGCCGGAACATGGCTGGCCGCATCGGCCTGGCTAAGGCTGGCTTCCCCGACCTGCGCGACGTAGTGCGCGCTGTAGACGAGGCTGCCGCTGACGCTGGCGACCCGCGTGCCGCTAAGGAGACGCTGGACAACACCGTAAACCAGATTCTGGGATACCCCACCGGGGAGAACGTCCCGGACATCCTGCGCAGCTTCAGCATCCTCTCCGGGGCATCCGCCCTGGCGAACTCTGGCGTGTTCCAGATCGCTGACGCCGCGCTGCTGATGAAGGAGTTCGGCATTACCAAGACCATGAAGGGTCTAGCCAAGGACGCCTGGGGCCGTAAGGCTCTAGAGGTGGCGCAAAGCCCAGAGTACGGTTCCCGCATGCGGGACATCCTAGAGGCACGGAACGTGCTGTCTGGCCGGTACCGCTCTGTGCTCACACATCTGGACGACAACACAGACGTGGGCAGCATGGGCGGGTTCCACCAAGCCGTGCAGCAGGTGGGGCAGTACACTCGGTTCGCTAACGGCATGGAGTTCGTGCGGCGTTCTCAGGTACGCGTAATGGCGGGCCTGGTAGGCGACAGCGTGGACTCGGCCATCAAGGGCGACCGTGCTGCTGCCGAGCAGCTGCGGCGGTTCGGTCTGTCTGACGAGTTGCTGGCGCAAGCCCGCGCTGCGTACAGCGCAGACCCCGACCTGAGAAGCTGGCCCACTAGCATCCGATTCGACATGGAGACGATGGCTCAGAACATGGCAGACCAGCTCGTGCTGGAGAACCGCCTGGGCGAGATTCCTGCATGGATGCAGTTCAGCTCCCTGGGCAAGGTGATCCTGCCGTACATGACGTTCGTTGCCGGTTCGTGGAACAAGCTCGCACGCCGCACGTACGCCCAAGAGGGTGTGCAGGGGCTGGCGATGATGTTCGCGTACCAGCTCCCCCTGACAGTGCTGAGCACTGTAGCTGCAATGGCCGTGGGTGGTAAGGAGCTGAACGCCAAGGATGTCACGAACCAAGTCGTGTCGAACATCCCGCTGATGTCCTGGCTGGGCTTCGGCATCAACATGATGTCCCAAGGGCCTACGAACAGCATCGCTGCCCTGGGCGTCGTGGACAAGGCGTACTCCGCCATGTCGGGCATCATCAACGGCGACGCCAGTGCCTCTCAGGTAGTCAAGGCTGTACCGTTCGTATCCATCATTCCTGGCCTCCGTGCGGCGGCTGTAGCACTAGACGAAGATTAATAAGGAGGCAACATGGCCCTAGCTGTACAGACTCAGGTGTCTGACGGCTCGCTAACCAAAATCCAAGTAGGCATCGACTTCATCGAGCAGGCTGACATTCAGGTTTACTTTGACCTGGCTGCCAGCCCCCTCGTAGCGGGCTCGGACTACACATGGACTGCGAGCAAGACCATCACCTTTAGCAGCGCTGTGCCTGCAGGCACTACCGCATTCCTGCTCCGGCAGACTAACGTGGAAGAGGTTCTGAACGTCTTCGACGGCGGGGCCAGTTTCTCTCGGTACACTCTGGACGAGAACTTCCATCAAATCCTCTTGCTCGCGCAGGAGGTGCGCGAGGGCGTGGGCCTGCGCGGGATCTTCCTGCCGCTTGACATGCATGGGTACCAGATCAAGAACCTAGGCAACCCCACTGCAGACACCGACGCAGTTAACTTAGCTGCCGTTAAGGCCCTGTGTGCACAGGTTACTGCCGGATATCAGGCGGGGGATGCGAATCTGCAGGCGCAGCTCACCGGGAACGTCCCGCTTCTGGCGAGCGCCTTCAGCCCAATCTCTTGGCATGGGCAAACCATCGAGAACTCTGTGAGTATCCCCGCGAATAAGAACGCCTGGTCGTTCGGTCCGCAGATGCGGATTGCCGAGGGCCAGCGTGTACAGATCGGCGAGGGGAGCACTTGGACCATCGCAGAGGGCGACGAGCAAGAGGGCAGCATTGACCTCTCGCAGTACCTCAAGGCTGTGCCCACGTACGCCGACCTACGCTCCAGCAGCTTGCTGGGCACGCGGGTCGCTGTGACTGCACCTGGGGTGGCCGGGTTGTTCGTAGCTGACCCATCAGACAGCACGTCCACGGATAACGGCGGCACTGTCATCGTGTCGAATTCCGGTGTACGCTGGAAGCGCCGTTACAGCGGGCCTGCGGATGTGCGCTGGTTCGGCGCGACTGCGGGCTCCGGCGATAGCACTGCAGCGCTGCAACGGGCCCTGTCCTCCGGCTTACCCCTGTACGTGTCTGGCCGCTACTACTGCACACAGCAGCTAACCAGCACCAGTACCTTCTGCATCATTGGGGATGGCAGGGGCAGCTCCAGCATCTACTGGACTAGCGCAGCTACATCGGTGGGCCTGTACCTGACCCCGGCATCGTTCGCGAACCTGTACCTAATCAGAGGTATCGACTTACTCACCGAGGCAACGGTAGCAGGGGCGTCCCTGCTGTACGCCTCGTGGGCCTCGCTTAGCACAAGCACGCTGGGTGCGGACAACATGTTCTCACCGAAGCTGCTGGTACAAGAGTGCGAGATTAAGACGGTGGGCCAATCTGCCACTCTGGCGTACCCTGTAGTACTAGACTACGTGTGGTCGTACGAGTTCAATCGTGTGTTCGTGTACGGTGCGTACATCCCGAACGCCTCCCGCAATGCAGAGGCGAACTTCGTGTCCAAAGTGGGCATTGATGTACGCAACAGTAAAGCGACATCGGTTGCAGCTCAAGGCACTACTGGCGGGCGGTACAACGACGTGAGCATTCAGATGTGCGGCCTGGCTGCACAGGTGTGGCAAGTTGAGGGGTTGTGGATTAATAACTGCGACTTCCAAGCTAACTTCCGTGGGGCGCTCATCACCCGGAACAATCTGGACCGGACCAATCAGATACGGGTCACGAACACACACTTCGGCAACCCAGGGCGCGGTCTCCACATATACCAGCACAACTACGTGCACATCAGTGGGTGCGAGTTCTCGTACGGGGGCCTTAACGCAGACACTGCAACTGAGGTGCCTCTGCTGTACTTGGAGAACAGCTCGTTCGCGACTGTGGTGAATAACACCTTCAGGGGGAACTCTGTAGGCACCGCCCGTACGCTGCCCATTACAGGTGTTAAGGTGTACGGCAGCGCTAACAACGCAGCCAGTGGCTTCGCTGTGTTCGGCACTATCGCAGGTAACGTGTTCGAGCATATGAGCACGGGCGTTAGCGCTACTGGCTTCGCATCCAGCACGCACGTAGACCCGAGCAACCGCTTCTCCGACATCACCACCAAGGTTAGTCGGGACAGCACTGCAGGGTGGCCTGCACTCATCTACGGCAACGCGGCCCTGGATGGTACCGCCCCCAGCACCGGGTACCCCCAAGGGTACTTCTCGAACAGCGGCGGCATCGCGTTTGGCGCGAACCGCGTAGGTGGTGGCAACGTCATGGGGTTCTACGCAGACGGCACGCTGGGTGGTTACATTAACGTGACCACCACCACGGCTACCTTGACCAACACATCTGACCAGACTCTGAAGGAGTACGTGTCAGAAGTTGATCTGGACGAGCAGGCAGCGCGCATTGACGCCATCAAGCTTAAGAACTATCGCTGGTTATCCACTCAGGAAGAGGATATGGGCGTGTTCGCCCAGGAGCTGCACAAGGTGTTCCCCGAGGCAGTATTCCCTGGGGGCTGGCAGGACGAGCAGGGCAACCCCGTAGCAGAATATGCGGAGGGCGCTGTGTATATGCCCTGGGCAATCAGCTACACGAAATTAATCCCCGCAATGATTGCGGCCCTGCAACGTTTGAATAAGAAGGTGGGCGAATGAGCATAGCAGCGTTTAACACTTGGGAAAGCCTAGATGGGGCTACGTCCCTTGACATTGAGGATGTGCTGACTGCAGGTTCCCTAGCAGTTGTGGGGGCGGGTCTGATTGGGTACAAGCCCAATGTGACCGGCAGCGTGGCCCGGTCTTTGGAGAGCAAGCTATTAGAGACCGTATCGGTCAAGGACTTCGGCGCCAAAGGCGACGGTGCCGCCGACGATGCTGCCGCCATCCAGTCAGCAATCAATTACGCCGCAAGCGTAGGGGGCGGCAGGGTGGTCCTGCCGCAAGGGACGTACTTGGTAGGCAGCACTCTGAACCTCACTTCCAATGCAGTGCATCTGGTGGGTTTCAGCCGGTTCGGTACCCTGATTAAGGGCGCTAGCCCCAGCATGGTTGTAGTGAACGTGTCCGGCTCGTTCTGCGGCATCCACGAGCTTAGCTTCGCCCATAACAGCACCCCCGCTGCGGGCGGGGTGTGCGTTAAGGTAACCGGCACCGGCTTCAGCATGACGAAGTTCATCATCCGTAACGCTTACGTCGGCATTGACTTCCGCGCGACCGCCGGCTTTATGAATGACTTCCAGATTCTAGACTACGAGAGCGTCGGCCTGCTCTGCATGAGCATGAACGATCTGTTCGTGTCGCAGTTCATCATGAACGCGGGCACAAGCACTCGCGGGGCGCTTGGCGGCATCCGCCTGTACAATCGGGCTGAGGCTGTGGTGGTGACTGATGGTGACATCCTAGAGGGCGCGTACAGCATGACCATGGGTGCAGACTCGTACACTGCGAACAACCGCCCGGCGTACAACAACTTCACAAACGTGTTCTTCGACTCGTCAGTTAACCCTACCTTGATCACGAAGTGTGTGAACACTGAGTTCGTGGGCTGCTGGTTCAGCGGCGGGCGCTACGGCGGTGGGAACTCCGGTGCAGATATCAGCACCTGCACGAACGTGCGCTTCACGAATTGCCGCTGGTTCAACTGCGGCTCTCAGGGTGTTGCTGTGCAAAGCACTGCCCTGAAGGTCACGTTCTTGAACTGCGATGCCAGCTCGAACAGCACCACTGCCGGCAACGGCGTCGCGCATGGATTCTGGTTCGCTGCCGGCTGCACCGGCTTCCAGCTCATTGGCTGCACTGCCGGCAACGGTATCTACACCGGGGTGCAGGGGTACGGCGTGTTCTTGGGTACCGGATGCTCGAACTTCAACATTATCGGCGGGAACCTCACGGGGAACAACTCCGGTGCTGTTGGTGGCGATCTCACAGGTGCGGGAGCTAACGTACGCAGCGTGTTGGGTATCAAGACCTCCAGTAAGGGCAGCGACGCGGTGCCTGTTGGGCAGACCGTCGCTAACGTTACGCACGGCCTGGGGTACACCCCCGCACTGCAAGATATCCGCGTGACTGCCACCAGCGTACCGTCCTCTTCTGGAGTGACAAACTGGTACGTTACCGGGGCGAACGCGACTACCTTCCAGATCGTCACTAACGTGAGCGTGTCAGGCAGCCCCATGAGCTTTGGCTGGGAAGTAGAAGTGCTGAAAGCATAAGGAGATAACATGAGCAAGTCAGCTAGTGCATCGAAGCTGAATGAGCTGCACGAGCTGTTGGCCGAGGTCCTGATTGAGGACCTCCGGCAGTCCAAGGCGGAGGGCATCCCCCTCCCCGCTGCGAACCTGGGCGTGATCCGCCAGTTCCTGAAGGACAACAACATCTCCGCCAGCCTGGATGCTAAGGACATGCAAGACCTACGTGACGAGTTCGCAGACGAACTCGCCGCGAAGCGCGAGGAGCGCAAACAGAAGATGAATACTGCCCTGACCCTAGATGACTCCGACATTGACGTAATCATGGGCCGATAGGAGGAACGATGCGGGAACAGACAATGCGCCGCCTGCGGCTGCTGGCAGAGCGCTGTGCGACATGGAACGATGCCCCACAGACTATGCCGGTGCAGGAGCGCGAGGAGATCGCGCTGATGATGGCGGCCACCCTGCCCCGCTTCCGAGAGTTCGCAGAGATCGGCATGCGGTTCCTGGGGTTCACCCTCACGGACATGCAAGGCGACATCGCGGACTACATGCAGGACTGCCCCAGGAACGCGATGGTCGCTGCCCAGCGCGGCGAGGCTAAGAGTACCCTGGCGGCCCTGTACTCCGTGTGGTCGGTGATCCAAGACCAGAGCTTCCGCATTCTGATCGTATCGGGCGGCGAGAAGCAGGCGTCCGACGTAGCGGTGCTAATCATCCGCCTGATCGAGACCTGGCCCCTGCTGTGCTACCTCCGCCCCGACAAGGCGCGGGGGGACCGCACCTCGTACGAGGGGTATGACATTCACTGCGACCTGAAGCCGCTAGACAAGTCGTCCAGCGTGGCGTGCGTGGGTATCACTGCGCAGCTCCAAGGGCGCCGGGCTGATCTGCTCATTCCCGATGACATCGAGACCACTAATAACGGCCTGACCGCTACCAACAGGGAACTGCTGCTGTTGCGCTCGCGAGACTTCGCGGCGATCAATACGCACGGCAAGACCCTGTACCTGGGAACGCCGCAAACTAAGGACTCGATTTACAAGACCCTGGCGCGCCGGGGCTTTGAGGTTCGCGTGTGGCCTGGCCGTGTTCCCACTGTGGAAGAGGCAGAGCGCTACGGCGACACCCTCGCCCCGTATGTGCAGGGCATGATTGATCGCGGCATGTCGCGCACCGGGTACGGCATTGCCGGCGACCGGGGCGAGGTCACTGACCCTGGCCGGTACACTGAGGATGACCTCATAGGGAAGGAGCTGGACTTCGGCCCCGAGGGCTTCCAGCTACAGTACATGCTGGACACCCACCTCATGGATGCCATGCGTACGCGTGTGAAGCTCTCAGACGCGATTGTAGCGTCGCTGGGCGCAGACGCAGCCCCTGACCTCGTGTACTACGCTGCGACCCCGCAGAACCGCGTACAGACCGTTCCAGAGTACATCCAAGGCGAGGCCCTGTACAAGGCAGCCGGATGCGGAGACCTGTTCCTTCCGTACCAGCACAAGATACTGATGATCGACCCAGCCGGCTCCGGTGGGGACGAGGTAGCCTTCGCTGCCGGTGGCGCGCTGAACTCGTACATCCACCTGTTTGCCACTGGGGGCTACCCAGGCGGCATGAGTGACGAGAACTGCGACAAGCTCATCGACCTGGCCGAGGGCCTCGGGATTACAGACATCGTGCTGGAATCGAACATGGGCCACGGCACAGCGACGCAGGTGCTCCTGAACCGCCTCACAGTGCGCAAGATGGCGCACGTGGGCGTGCGGGACATCTATGCCAAGGGGCAGAAGGAACGTCGCATCATCGACACGCTAGGCCCCGTATTCCGCAGGCACAAGTTCGTGCTACACGAGGCCGCGATTGAGATGGACGTAGAGTTGTGCAAGCAGTACAGCAGGGAGAAGGCGCGGCTGTACAGCGCACTGTTCCAGCTTCAGAACATCACATACGACAGAGGTTCACTGGCGAAGGATGACCGTGCAGACGCCATCGCGCACCTAGTGAACGAACTAAAGGGCTTCCTCTCCGTAGACGAGGAGAAGGAGGCAGAGAAACTCAAGACAGCCGAGGCACGTGCCTTCGTTGCTAACCCAATGGGGTACAGACAGCCTGTTGTCCGCAGAGGCGGTGGCACAAGGACCCGACTCAGATAAGGAGGCCCAATGGCCATCAGTTCTCAGAACGCAACACAGAACGCCGCTGTAGCCGACGCCGCCACGAACGTAGCGAAGGACTTCCGTACCCTGTCCCAGAGTAGCTCGCGCAGCTCGGCGTCGGAGATCGCGCTGTACACCAGCCGCGTGGACAAGCTCGTGCAGTCCCTCACCGCTGCCGGGTACGCTCAGGGCATCACCCTGCGCAAGCCCATCCGCAACGTCGGCGCGCTGGCAGACTCCCGCTTCGGGCTGTCCCAGTTCATCGGCGGCCGGAACGTGTTCTTCAAGAGCATGGGCCTGATGCACTGGTTGGCGTCGGCCAGCGAGTCCCGCATCTTCATGCCTGAAACCCTGAACAAGGGCATCACCGGGCAGACCACCTCGCAGATCCTGGCGCGCATCGACACCGAGATTGCCGCGTTCCAAGCCGGCAAGGTGGACGCCGTGTTCGTCATCTGTGGCACGAACGACTGGTCCAGCGGCGCCACCCTGGCGCAGGTTCAGGCGAACATCCTGCAGATCGGCCAGCGCTTGGTGCAGGCGAACCTGTTCCCCATCTTCATTGCTGAGTGCCCGCGTCGTAGTACGGACCCGGAAACCATGAAGAACAACCACTACGCCTTGCACCAGTGGTATCTCGGAGAGCTACGCGCTGCCGGGTACTTCGTGTGCGACGTGTGGGACGCCCTGTGCAGCGGCACCGACAAGCGAGTCATCCCCGAGGGCAGCACCTTCGATGGCCAGCACGGCCTGCCATGGTGGCAGAAGGCGTTCGCTGACCTTCTGTGGGCGCAGGTGCAGGGTGTGTTCCAACTCCCGCAGCAGTACGCTGTCACGGGCGACCTCTGGAGCGCCAGCACCCCGCAAGGCTCCCTGACGGCGAATCCGCTGCTGACTGGCACGGGCGGCTCGAAGGAGACCGGTCCCGTCACCGGGCAGATCGCCACCGGCTTCAAAGTGGCAGCCACGACTGACCTCACCACCGTGTGTTCGAAAGAGCCGCACCCGCTGGGGTACGGAGAGGTGCAGGTGCTGCGCATCACCTCCGCGAACGTGGTGGATGCGAACTCCGCCGTGACGTTCTGGATCGAGCCGGGCACCGCCCCTGTGCTGAACGACAATGTGAAGGCCCTGTGCCGCGCCTCACATGAGAACGCTGTGCCGGGCACGTTGAACCGCGTCTCGCTAAACCTGCTCTCCCTGCCGAAGTTCTTCAGCAAGGTAGACGGTGACGCGTACGGCGCCACCACCCCGCTCCCGGACAAGCATGCCGGCAGCAGGGAGACCCCCGTGCTGCTCATCGACTCGGACACCACGAACTGGCGTGCGTACGTGAGCATCCAGTTCGTCCCCGGATCGCGTGTTGATTGCACCGTCCGAATCAGTCAATTCAAGACCTTCAAGGTCGTATAAGGAGAAACACTATGCCCATGGCAATCGCTACCGCTGCAGATGTACTCAAGAACCAAACCGCCCGCGACACCGCCTCCGCTGTGCTGCGCGACTTCCAAGCAATGTCCCAGTCGAACTCCCGCGTGCCCAAGCCCTTGACCGGCACCGGCTCCGTTAAGGCCGACGTTGACGCCCTGTGCACCGCCCTGGTTGCAGCCGGTGCCATCACCTCGTTCGTGTCTTAAGCACGAACCCAGCGGCGCCCTGTGGGGCGCCTAGGAGGGTCTATGCCTGTAGAGGCACGCATCCCCGTTGTGTTCGTTCAACGCCCCGTTGGGTATGAGCCCCGGCAGTTCCGGGGCATCTTCTGGCTCAGCACTGTATCCGGCCTGGTTTACGACTGGGTGCTGGATCAACAGCCGCTGCTGGCGGAAGGCTTCGTAAAGACCGGCGACCGTTGGGTTGCCATTCAACCATGCGGGAACGAGATCATCGTCCGCCCCGCAGAGTAGCCCCGGAGGAACCCATGGCTAAGAGACTAGCAGTACTAGCCCTGGTGGCTGCGCTCCTTTCGGGTTGCGCAGCCACCTCCGCCCTCAAGGCGGCATCTGACCTAACTGGCATCGGCAGCTCGAAGCCAGACATTACCGCGCAGGTAGGCGCGGAGAACACCAAGCAGGGTATCGGTGTGACCTCCCGTGTGCAGAGCACCGAGAAGACCACGACCAGCGTAGGGGACATCAAGGCTGAGACCAGCACCGTCACCCAGAGCACCCGCACTACCAAGAAATCGCAAGCAGTGGAGACGGGTGCCGTCTCTGCGCAAACAGTGAACGTGAAGACCGGCGTGAGCGTATGGGCGCTCCTGGCTGCGTTCGCCATCGGGATGTCGGCGGTCCTGGGCCTCGTGTTCTGGTTCGTCCCCACCCCTAAAGAGCTGCTCAAGCGCAGCAAGGAGGCGTAATGCAAGACAGAGCATCGCTGGCCTCGTACGCCGGCAGCTTAGCTGTAACCAGCGCTGGCGCGCTGGACTGGAACCTCATCTGCATGCTCGGGGGCCTGATCCTCGGTGTGCTCACATTCGGCGTGAACTGGTACTACAAGTATCAGAACAGCAAGGCGTACCGCGCCGCCCTGAGCAAGGGGGTGAAGCTGAATGAGCCTCAGAACTAAGGTTGCCTCCGCTGTCGCTGCAGGCACCGTCCTGGGCGCCGCCATCATCGGTACCGTCGGCCAGAACGAAGGCCGTAGCCTCACCGCGTACTGGGACTCCGCTGGGGTCCTCACCATCTGCGACGGCGACACCACGAACGTCAGGCCGGGCCAGAGAGCCTCTGTAGCCGAGTGCGACGCCAGGCTTAGGGCTGGTATCCAGAAGCACGCAGCAGCGCTTGACGGGCTCCCTGAGGGCCTTCCTGACGCTGTTGTGCTCGGGGCTATGGACCTCACGTACAACATCGGTGTGGGTGGCTTCAACAGCTCAAGCGTGAAGCAGTGCCTGGCACGGCAGGACTACAAGTGCGCTAAGGCAGCCACCCTGAAGTGGAAGTACATCACCGTGAACGGCAGGAAGTACGACTGCAGCACGCCTGGGAACACCCGGTGCAGTGGCCTGTGGAAGCGCCGGCTATGGGAATCCCGAGCAGTCGGGAACGAGTTCAAGACCCTTGAGGAGGCTGTCCGAGCCCTGCCCCGCTAGCACTGTCCCGACGTACAGCACTGGACATCTACTCAGTGCTGTGCATCTGTTCAGGTCCGGGGTGCAGGCACCGAACCGGAGCCAGCCAGGCCAGAGTGATTTTTAGTTTCTCCACGCGAGCCCCTGACCCTCACTCAGCCAGGCCAGCCTCCCCCCGTGGGGCCTCTGCGTTGCTGCCTGTGTAGTGCAGGGGGAGGGGTGCACGCACCTCTGTTCCTGCTGCCATCACCCTGCACTGCTCCTCACTCCCTCACCCTCGGCACTGCGTGCCTCGTGTTCGGTCGTTCGTCTCTGCTATCCGTGTCTGTCCTCTCTGGCAGGTCTATCTGTGTGCTGGTGCACTCGGGTCGGC